TATTTCCCAATTAAGTCTCCTAAAGATGCAGTGCTTGCAAACAATCAAACTGCTATAGAGCAACTTGAAAATTGGTTAACTTATCAAACTTGGTGGTCCGAGCATTCTGTTTCTGTAACTGTCTATATTAAGGAAGATGAATGGTTAGAAGTAGGAGATTGGGTTTATAAGAACTTTGATAGTGTAACCGGAATTAGTTTCTTGCCGTATACTGAGCATACTTACGCACAAGCACCTTATGCCCCTTGTACTGAGCAAGAGTATATAAAAGCTGTTCATAATTTTCCTAAAGATGTAGACTTTAAATTATTACCTAATTATGAAATAGAAGATGAAACAAGTGGCGCTCAAGAATTAGCTTGTGTTGCTGGTGGTTGTGAAATTTAAATGAGAAAAATAAAATGAGTAAAGAAGAAGATAAATTAAATGTATTAGTTAAAGTAATAGGTTGGTTGTGCGGTATTGCTATTAGTAGTATGATTACAACATGGATTGGTTTAACTTTATTAAGTAAGTTAGGATGGTTGCCACTATGACTGTAGAAGATTTTGAAATAGATGAATACATTGATGAACTTTATGAAAATTACGTGCAAGAAGGTTTAGACTTTAACACAGACCAAACATTGCATGATATCTTTAAACAAATATTCGGTGACGCCGTTAAACTTACTATAAAAGACGTTGAAAACGAGTTATGTGATGACGAAGATGACGGACAGCCGGACGAGCAAAAGGAGTGGGAGGATTATGACCCAGCGGCATAAATGTGGGTGTTAATAATCGTGCTAATGTTCGAAGGAAACTTTAGCATTCAATCAAATCAAGTTATGTACCCTACAGGAGACATGTGCGAAACTGACAGGGTTCTTATCCAAGAAAGGTTTAACAGAACTAAACCTAAACCTAGTGCAATTGCATTAACAAAGTGTGTAGATATGCCTTTTGAAGGAATAAAGTATAAATTATGAAATTAAAAAAATGTGTTAGTTGTGGAAGTCCTTCTAAAGAGGACTTTTGCGAATTTTGTTTAAATGAGGAATAGTATGACAGAAGTTAAACCAAGAGGGAGGGCAGCTACTAAAGTTAAATTAAAGCATAATCCCAAAACATCTGCTGAAGATTATTGGAAACAATATAAAAATAGAGGTGTTGTTTGTATTTACGGAGTAGATGACTTTACTAAAGGTCTTATAGATTACGTATGGAATAAATGTTCGACAACAGAAATAGTTGTAACTGATCCTAATGAATCAGCTTTAGATAATTTAAATAAAGTGATGATAGAAAGACGTTTTTCTGAAGATAGATGGATTACATTTAGTCCTGACGGGTTTATTTCTGAGCCTTTTACGGATGTTATAGTAGTAGCTAACAAATACATTAACCTTGTTAAAACTATGCACAACCCCGAAAAAGTAAAGTTTGTGGAATTAGAAAAACTATGACTACAACAGAAATTTTTGTACCAAACAACGGAAGAAGTTCTCATCTTATTGTAGACTTTGTTATAACGAAAATAGATCTAAATGATAACGAATTTATGATTGTTAGCTATAAAAACCGTGAGTATAAACTCAATTGGGATGATAACAATCAATGCTTTACTGGACGTATTGAAAACGTTTCCGGTTATATAATGTAATGCGTTTATCCTCCACATAATAACGCATTATTAAACTTTCTCCCTAGTACCTCTCTAATGGCTAAATGCTGTTAGGGGGGTACTGGGGAGATCTTTTTTTTTTTTTTTCAATGGAGTTATAGATGAATAAAGATGCAGGAATAATCGGGGTAGAAACAGTAGAAGAAAATGAAGATGGCAGTGCTACTTATCAATTTCATTTTGATGCCCACGCCAGAGGATTACTAGCAGAAGAAGGATTAAAACTAGTATTATATTGTGCTGCAGCTAAATTAGATATGCAAGAAGTATATGACTTTATAGAAAGCCACATTACATCTAATGAAAATGAAGAGAATGATAATGGAAACTAAAGCGGTTAGCAACATGCCTTTTGATATACAAGCTATACATAAACCTTTAAACTTAGATAAAGAAAAAGAACAACGGCTAGAAGCTCTTAAAGTAGCTACTAGAGAACGAATAGAAATGCCTTTGTCAGACGATTGGCAAATTAAAGCTGACAAAATTATGCAAGAATTTTATAAAGAACTATCGGATCAATATTACATAAAAAAGGCTCAAATGGGTCAGGGACAGATCATAGATATAAGCATTTGACGATAGTTGACGTTTAAGAATAAGGTGGTCTTAAGGTGATACTTTAAATAATACTTTAATTATTATTTTATTATTATATTTTAAAGACTTACTATAAAAATTCTTTAATTATTTAATTTTTATATAAAAAAATTTTAATTGAAAAACAATCCAGAAAAATCTCAGGAGAAAACCATGGGAAATCCTCATCCGACTAAACCTCAGATGGGCGGTCGGCGGGAAGGCGCTGGACGTCCTAAAGGTTCTAAAAATATTAACTCTAAGGCCTCTGTAAAGAAGTTAGAGGAGCTAAGTTTTGATCCTATTGAGATGATGGTCAAAAAATATACAGAAATACAACATGCACTAGATACACATAAAGTAAAAGAAGGTTCTGGTGCTTATGCTCAACTCATTGCTACTCAAGGAACTCTCATTAATAACTTAATGGCTTATGGCTATAAGAAAATTCCCGACAAAGTAGAGCAAGAAATAACAGAAAAGAAACCGATTAGCATCGTGCTTACTGACAAGGGAGAAAAAGGAAATGAGCAATGATAACTGGCATTTATCAAAGAGTGTTCCTATAACACTTGTATTTGGTTTAATAATTCAAGGTGCAGCTATTGTGTGGACTGTATCTATGATGATGTCTGATATAGAACGTAATACTACAGATATTATGGAATTAAATGATAGGTTAACTCAAATAGAAATTTCTGTACATGCACAAGCTGTATCCATGGCAAGAATAGACGAAAACATATCACACATAAGAAGTTATGTTGAAAAGATAGCTAGTAAAGATAATTAATGTGGACTATGTGTTTACTATCTGCTATAACGGCTACACATATAAGGCTATACAATATTAGTACTATTGTAACAGTGTGTAACTACAACTGTGAATATGTAAGAGAACCCTTAAAAGTATATATACCTTATGGTGAGTATTGTATGGAGAAGTTTTATAGGAAGAAGTAATGTCAGATATTCAGTTACATAAAAAACAGTCAGAAGTTATTAGAGATCTTTTTGTAGAAAAAAATTGTAGATATGCTGTGGTAAATGCTGCTAGGGGGTTTGGTAAATCTTACTTAGCTGCTACCGCTGCTATTATTGCTGTACAGGAATTAATGGATTTAGATTTAGATGTGCCTAACAAAAATGTTGCGCTAATTGCTCCTACTTACTCTCAAGCTGTAGATATTTATTTTCCCTTGATAGCTTGGCAACTAGGTATGGAAGACTATGCTGATAAGAGCAGTAAGGCAGCAGGTACATTTTGGTTTCCTAATAATGTACAGTTAAAGTTATGGTCATACGAAGCATCACAACGAATGAGGGGTACAGGGCAATACTTTGTTGTTGCTGACGAGGTTACTTCTTGGAAAGGTGCAGGTATGAACCTAAAGGAGTCTTGGGAGTCCATTATACAACCTTGTGTAAGTACTCGCTGGTCTCCTATGAATGCTAAAAAGTTAGGAGCTAACGCTGGTAGAGCACTGATAATCAGTACTCCCAGTGGTTATGACTACTTCTTTGAAATGTACAATAGACAAGATACAGATAAAGATTGGAAAAGTTATCATTACACTTATGCTGATTCTCCGTTTCTTGATGAAGAAGAAATCGAGAGAGTCAAACTAACATTAGACCCTTTAAAGTTTGCAAGAGAGTATACAGCAAGCTTTGAAGACTCAGGGAATAACGTGTTCTATACGTTCAATCGTAAAGAGCATGTTGACAAGTCCCTTCCACCATTTGAGGATAAAGAAGATGTTCATGTCGCTATAGACTTTAACGTTGGAATTATGGCCTCAGTAATCTTTGCTATTCGGGGCAATCAGGTTCACATCTTAGATGAGATGCAGGGCCACCCCGATACTGAAACCCTTGCCGGAGCGCTTAAGGCTAAGTACGGTGATCATAGAATCACTGCTTATCCTGATCCGTCAGGGAGGGCGCGAAAAACTTCAGCTGCAGTCGGTGTTACAGATTTCAGGATCCTAGAGACCCACGGTATCCTCACCAGAGCACACACAAAAGCTCCACCGATAATAGACTCAGTCGCAGCTGTGAATAAAAAGTTTAAGAACGCCAATGGTGATATTGACATGCTTATACATCCTAAGTGTGTTAATACCATAAGGTCTCTAGAGCGTACGCAGTGGGTAGAGTCTAACCCAGATAGCGCTACGATAGATAAAAAGGAAGGGATAGAACATTGGACAGATGCACTACGATATGCTATCGAGTATCTGTATCCAATCAGAGCAGGAACCAAAGTCGTTAAGCGCGGCTTCGGCTTCTAATAATCCATGCAAAGAAAGGAAGTGCAATGGCACATACACGATTACACCGTTTTACGGGAAAAGCAAAAAAAGCTCTTTCTTCCGCACAAGAAGCGGCACTTAAAAAAGCACGGGCGGCTTCTGCCAAAGCGCGAAGAGCAAAAGCAAAGCTAACTGGCAAAAATCAAGGCCCCATGGGTTCTTCTACTGGGCTTACTAGAACAATAGGTGGCGCAGGAGCTACTAAAGTTAAATCAAAACTAGCTGGTCTAAAATCTAAAGCTAAAAACTCTAGTCTTGGTAAAAAGGCAAAGCGAATCAAACAAAGAGCAAATACAGCAGCAAAAGATCTTAAATCAAGAGCTAAATTTAAAGCATCATCACTTTCACGTACTGCTAATTTGACAGCTAGCAACCTTAAAACTAAAGCTACAGAGAAGTTTAAAAACTGGAATACGCAGCGGAAACTTGATAAATATAAGAAAAGTTTGAAAGGTTAACATGCCCAAAGGACCAGGAACTTACGGAACCAAACGAGGACGTCCACCTAAAAAAGGTGGTAAAAAGAAATAAATGCTTACTCGTATAATTGGTAGACAAATAGGCAAGCGGTTAGCTAAAAAGGCTATCCGCACCGCCGCTCAAAAAAGAGCATTAAGAAAAGCAGTTTTAGCCTCGGCGAAGGCTAGAGCTAAAAAGGTTGGAGGAATGGCATTAGCAGGTCCAAAAGCTTATGCTCGTAGCGTTGTGAAAAGAAGCGCAAGCAGAAAAAGTAAAGCTTTAAACAAAATTGCGAAAAGCAAATCGACATTTGATAAAGAAACAACTTTCCTAAAAGAAAATCTTAATAAATTAAATAGACAAAGTGATATTCTTAAGAAAAATCAACTAATTCTTAAAAAAGGACTAGCTGATAATACTGCTAAACTTGATAAAATAAGTAAATATGATGCTGCAACTGATCAAATAATTCCTATAAAAAATAATATGTTTAGTAGACGCAAAGTAAGAAAACTTTTAGAACTAGATCGCATTGGAGTTGAAGGGTATAATAAAAATGTTAAAGATCAAGCGCTTGTTTCTGTTGCGTCAACCAAAATAAAAGGTATTATAGCAGAACAACAAAATGCAAGTGACAAATTAGCACAAAAGTATGCAAAAGTATGGGGACAAAATTTGCGGTTTAAGGCCGGAACAGTTGCTAGAGACTTAACAGGGGTTTCTGTAATTGGCGGTGCAGGGTACGGCGCTTATAAATACAAGAATCAGAGTAGCAATAAGAAAACACTTAGGAAGAAAGCATGATCAGTCACTTAATAGCTCGAAGGGTTGTAACATAAACAGATATGCTATATACAGATGAGTATAAACAACAATTAGAACAAATGCACAAAACAACAAAATGGGGCGGCAAGGTCGCTTCTAAAGTTAAATACATTGTTCCTGTTGCAAAAGAATTAGGTTCTACTACTATACTAGATTATGGTTGTGGTAGCGGAACATTTAAAAGAGTATGTAATCAAGATTTTCCTGATATAGAAGTAATAGAGTATGATCCAGGCATTGCTGGAAAAGATAATGATCCAAAACAAGCAGACTATATTGTGTCTGTAGATGTTTTAGAGCATATTGAGCCTAACGCTATACATGATGTTTTAGCGCACATAAAAGAAAAAATGCTAAAAGGCGGTTTCTTCCATATCTGTTTATCTAGTGCTTTTGCTATTCTTCCTGATGGAAGAAATGCACATCTTATTGTTAACGATGCTAACTGGTGGAAAAGCTTGATTGAACAATACTTTATTGTAGAAGAAAAATACAGAACTAAAAACCATTTAGCTATTTTTGTAAAACCTAAATAGCCCATCTGAGGATCGGCAGAAAGGATAAAACATGCCACGTTCAAATATAAGATCACAATCTAAAGATTTAATAACTGATGATGGTGCTGTACTAGTGTCTGTAGTTAAAGGTGAGCAAGTTAGGCTCAATTTAACTCTTGGTTGGCTTACTAATCTTACAGGCTTTACTTTAACAGCTAAAGTCGTAGAGGGTAATAATGTCCAAGGCACAGGTCAAGTTCCTACAGTTATACATCCAACTACTCCTCAAATAACAACTTTGACAATAATAGACGATACAGTATCTGATAATCAATTTCAAATTGTAATCCCACAAGATCTTTGTGATAATTGGGAAGCACAACCCTTACCTGATTATCCTGTATATGGCTTTATTGGTCTAGAAGTTAAAGATACGGGGACAGGATCTAATCAACAAATTTACAAACCTTTTAGAGGGCTTGTCGAGGTTAGATATTCTCCAGTAGAGGAGAGCTAAAATGTCTTATTCTGTAACTATAAATGGCATAAATTATAATGTAAGTGCGTCATCTAATGATGTAAATCTTACTCTTTCTAGAACAGGTGCTCAAGGTGCTAAAGGAGACTCTGTAAGCAGTGTTTCTATGAACAGCGATGGGGATTTAATTGTAGTAATTTCTGACGGAGCAGGCAATCAGCTTTCTAGCACTAATGTTGGTGGTTCTCAATACATAACTCAACTCCAAAATATTTATGATGATTTTGACGATCGTTATTTAGGTGCTAAAGCTAGTGCACCCACCGTTGATAATGATGGTGATGCTCTTATAACAGGCGCTATTTTCTTTAATACAACTAATAGCCACTTAGGTTTTTACAACGGTTCTTCCTGGGAATACCCAGCTTCTGAAGCAGATATTAGTGCTACAGCAGCAGCTTCTAGTGCTACTACAGCAAGTACTCAAGCAAGCAATGCAGCCACTTCTGCTACTAATGCGGCTACCTCAGAAACAAATGCTTCTAATAGCGCAACAGCTGCAGCAACTTCTGCTACTAATTCTGCTAACAGTGCTACAGCTTCTGCAAGTAGTGCTTCTTCAGCAGCTACTTCTGAAACTAATGCAGCTACTTCTGAAACTAATGCTGCAACTAGTGCTACTAATGCCTCTACTAGTGAGGACAATGCAGCTGATTCGGAAAGCAATGCTGCAACTTCAGCAACTAATGCTGCTACTAGCGCCTCTAATGCAAGTAGTAGTGCATCTTCTGCTGCTTCCAGCGCAACTTCTGCTTCTAATAGCGCAAGCGCAGCTTCTACCTCTGCAACTGCTGCTGCTAATTCAGAATCTAGCGCAGGATCTAGTGCTACTAACGCGGCAACCTCTGCTACTAATGCCTCTAACAGTGCATCTAACGCAGCTACTTCTGAAACAAATGCAGCGACTTCCGCTACCAACGCTTCTAACAGCGCAACTGCAGCTTCTACTTCTGCTACTAACGCAGCTACAAGTGCATCTTCTGCTGCTACAACTTTAGCAACTGTTCAGACAGTTTTTGATAATTTTGACGATAGATTTCTTGGTACTAAAACTTCAGATCCAACACTTGACAATGATGGTAATGCTTTATTAGAAGGTGCAATGTACTACAATAGTACAAGTGATGCTATTAAATTTTATAATGGAACTTCTTGGGAAGCCCCTAGTGTTTCTGCTGCTAACAGCGCAACTGCGGCTGCAACCTCTGCTACTAATGCAGCTACTAGTGCAACTAACGCTGCGACTTCAGAATCTAATGCAGCAACTAGCGCAACCAACGCAGCAAGTTCTGCGTCTAACGCAAGTACTTCAGAGTCTAATGCGGCTACGTCAGAAACTAATGCAGCAACATCTGAAAGTAATGCTTCAACTTCTGCAAATAACGCAAACAGTTACAGAATAGCAGCGGCAAACAGTGCAACTGCAGCAGCCACTAGCGAAACTAACGCAGCCACTTCAGAAACTAATGCTGGCAATTCAGCTACTTCAGCGGCAACTAGTGCTACTAACGCAGCTACTTCCGAGACAAATGCGGCTAATAGTGCCACTTCAGCAGCTACAAGTGCTACTGACGCAGCGACTTCTGAGAGTAATGCCTCAACTTCTGCGGCTAACGCTGCAACTTCGGCTACTAACGCAG